CAAGAAATATTGTAATCAAAGCTAAAGATAAACTTCAAGTAGCAACAAGTATAGACCAGTAAAGGTTCTCTACCTTTTTTTCTAGTTTATACATTGATGTACTGAGTATTCTTATTTCTCTTTTAATTCCTGTAATATGCCCCTTGAAAGCTATTAACTGTTCGTTCTGTGTTCTTGCCATTGTCGTTTAAGCATTTGCAAGACTTTAGCAAGAGACACTCACCATTTGCTAGTTTGAAAATGCACATTAAATTTTTGTGCAGTAATATCAAACTATTGTGTTTTAATAAAGTTATTTTTTGTAAATGTTTTGAACTAAGTCAAAATAATTCTTCCAGTATGATTTTGCATCTTCAAAAGCATCTGCGTAGAATTTAGACCAGTAGTTCTTAATGTCAGAATAGTTTAACATTGAGTTCTCCTTTGAGTAAAAGTTATTTTCTTCAGTCGTATATACCATGAAAGATATATAATTGTGCAACGCACAATTTTCAAGACTATTTAATGTTTAAATGTTCTTTAACTGATTCAATAATATATTTGGCAATCTCAAACTTCCATTCCAAATATAATCCTAAAATAATTCCAATTATAAATATAATCATAGTTAATTATTATGCTGTTATTTTGTTAATGTCAAAACCTTTAGATTTTAAAAAGTCAATAACTTCAGAAATAGTTTGTTGTCTTATATATTCATCTCTTATTTCTTGTGAAGTAGGTTGTGGCAAAGGAGAATCCCATCTATCTATAATAAATTGTCCAGCACAAGTTAAATCAAAACTAGCATCAGGTGCTAAAGATTTCATTACTGTATTAATACCCCAAGAAAAACCATTTTCATTAGTGTATCTTTTTATAGTTGCTTCAATAGATAATTTTCTAACTGTCATTTGAATTGTTTACCAGTTACCCAAGTTACCAATGAATTTCTTTCACCTTTAGTTACTGGCATAACTTCGTGTAACACATAAGAAGGAAACATAATTAATGTTCCTTGTGTTTTATCCATAAGAGTTCCATTTTCTTCTCCATCATATAATTTAAGTTCTCCACCTTCGTATTCATTAGAATTTGTAAGTTGAATAGATATAGATAATTTTCTAACTGGTAAATTCATTCCTCTATCAATGTGCTTACCATATTTACCAGATGGTGATTCGTAATTAGTAAATTGGAACCCTTCATTTATTCCAAATAAATCAAACTTAAAAAATCTTTCGTTAAGATTTAATGTTATATCAGTAACTCTACGAAATACCCAATCCATATTATCATTTGGATATAACCAAGATATTTTAGAATCTCTCACATCAGATTCTCCTTTAGTTTTTCCTTTAATTAAACCTTTATCTTTTGCTATATTAATAATTGTTTGGCATTCTTCTTTTGAAAATGCGTTATTCCAAAATGCGTAAAGATTTATTTGGTCTAATTCAAAATTCCAAGATGAATTTTCAAATTTAGTTTCTTTGATTGCTTCTGACATTTGCCTTCCTTTCGTTTAATATTATACTTCTACTAAATCCCAAGTTAATGTTGATTCGTTCCAAGAATATTTATTATTATTTTGTGGTTTAGCAAATGGTGCTTCCCATAAACAAGTATCTTCGTTTAAAATCCAAGAATTAAAAGGTTTTTTTGGAATAAAAGCATCTCTATCTTCATCATAAGTCATACCTATTCCTGCATGATTTTTCCTTAAAGGAATACCACCATTATTATGAATACCACCATGAGTATTATAAGAAGTTTGTTTCCATATAGGATAACCAGTTAATTTTGTTAAAAAATCTATACCAATAGATTCTTGTTCTATTCCATTAGAATCTTTTAATACTTCATTATTAACTGAAAGAACTTCTATTACTTTTGAATTTAATCCTATTTTTGCAAAACTAGCCATTATGCTGTGTAACTCCCTGAACCATTAAATTGTAAAATTGTATTACTACCAGATGTTGTAACTGTTGGAGAACCTGTTGTAGTTGATGAATAATTTGCAGTTGGTAAACTTAATATAACAACACCTTTTCCACCAGCAAAACCATCACTAACACTACCATTACTGCCACTACCATTTCCTCCACCGCCACCACTTCCAGTATTAACTGTTCCTGCAACAGCAGAAAGTCCAGGAGTATGAACACCACCATTCCCACCACCACCAGTTCCTCCTACATTCGTAGAACCACTTGCTCTTGTTGAGCCACCACCTCCACCTGCTCTTGTAACTGAAGAACCAGTTATTGAAGAAGCTGTTCCATCTCCACCTTGTCCCTGACCATCTGTATTTCCAGCTTCACCAGCACCCCCTCCACCACCTGAATTATCAGGAGAAGCCACTCCACTTCCACCATTATTTCCTTGACTTGGTGATGTGTTAGGAGTGTTACCAGAACCACCAGCACTAGAACCATTTGAAGCACCACCTCCTCCTGAACCACCACTAACACCAGTATTATAAGATGGTTGTCCAGTTGCTCCACCACCACCTCCAGCCGAAGTAATTGTGGTTAAACCTGAACCTGATATTGAAGAATTTGAACCTGAAAATCCTTTTGCAGTATTTAATGGTTGTTGTGCTCCACCATCACCAACTGTTACTGTAATTACTGTTCCAACATTAACTGATTGAGTAGATGTTCTATATCCTCCAGCACCACCACCAGCACCATCATCACAACCTCCTCCACCACCTCCAGCTACTACTAAAAAGTCTATTGAATAAGGTGGTATTGTTAAAGCATCTGTTCCTTCATTAATTCCTGATGTTGCTAACCAACCTTGTGTTGAATCTATATAAACTAATAATACTCCTTCTCTTTCACCATTTAATGTTTGACTAGTTGTAGTTCCTTCTATTTTATTTCCATTAGGAGAAATAGTTAAGGCATTAGTATCAAAAGTTCCTGCGTAATCTACTACTGCTACTTGTTGTCCAGCAGTTGGTGTTGCAGGTAAAGTAACTGTAAATCCTGCCGAAGTAGTATTACAAAAATATCCTTCTCCAGCAGTTGCAGTAAAACCAGAAGTTTTAACTGAAGATTGCCAAGAAATACCAGCAGAAGGAGTTGTGAATGATAATACACCAGAACCATTTGTGCTTAATACTTGTCCATTAGTTCCATCAGTTGCAGGAAGTGTGAATGTTAAATCTGAAGCTACACTAGCTGGTGCTTTTAATGCTACATAGTTAGTTCCATTAGCTGTTGTTTCTCTAAAGCGAACTTCTTTTTGATTGTCTAAAATTAAATTAACAGAAGATGTTGAAGCTGAATCTGAAAGTGTTAAAACAGTTCCAGTTGCAGTTGTTGAAAGTCCAGTTATTGTGATTGAAGAATCTAACCAATCAACTGTGTTAGCTGAGTAGTTAATTGTTGCTAAAGATATATCATCAGAACCATCAAAGAATTTTAAAGTAGGAGAAGTTGAATTTGTTGTGTCTAACCAGATTTGTCCAGCGACAGCACCAGTTGGTCTTGATGTTCCTGAGTGGTTTGTTTGAATTGCTGATAGTGCGTTGTTTAAATCTGAACGAAATGCAGGGAAACCCTGATTCGCAATATTCATGTCGTGTTGTGCCATATTCTATCTAATATCCTTTAGCTAAATAATCAAAAGTTTTGGTAACTCCTGAATTGCTACTATTTTTAAATGCAACATCAAAACCATTAACAGTTTTATTTGAAATTGTAAAGTAGTCTCCTGTCGCCATTCCTTGTGCTGTAATTCCTACTGCATAAGAATTTGAATAAAAAGGTAAAGTAAATGCAACTGTATAAGTTCCTGTTCCTGAAATAATATCATTTCCACTAAATATTCTATCTGGCATATCTATACTAACTGATAAAGCACTTATAACTGGAGTTGATGCTAAATCAAAAGACCTCAATGTTACTCTAAATTTATAATATCTAGCTGTGTAATCTCCGACAACAAAGTTTCTAAATGAGGTATAAGTTATGTTGTCATTAGATAAAGCAATCTCAATATGAGCATTACAATTAGCTGGAGTATCGCCGTCAAAGTTAGATTGTGCGTCATCAAAATCTCCAGTTCTGCTGTCAAATAAATCATCTAAATTATCTGATGTTTGAGTAATAGAAGCAGTTACTCTTGAAGTATAAACTGCACCTATGTCTATTGGAGTTGAGAATAAATATGTTCCTTCAGAATATAAGTCATAAGAACTTACACCAGAATCAAATGATGAAGTTCCAGAATCAAAGTTACCAGTAGCAGAATCAAATAGTTCTGAAGAATCTAATCTTAATGTGCCATCTAAAACAACTGTATTAGTTTTAGTGCCTGAGAATGTAGGAGATTCAGTTTGTGTTGCAACAGCATTATAGTTTCCTATTGATAATACATTTGTTTCAATAATTGTTTCATTAGAAGAATAGTTACCATTTTTATCTACTGCTTTGATTAGGTATGAACCTAC